ATTTGCTTAGAGCAAAAACTGAATTTGTTCTTCTACGATGCTGATGGTTTGGGAGCTGGAGTTCGCGGCGATGCCCGAGTTATTAATGAGCAGAACAACGCAAAAGGAATTGATCAGATCCAAGCAGATCCGTGCAGGGGCTCGGGTGCAGTACATAACCCAGAACTTGAGATGGTAGAGGCTCGGAAGAATATCGATTTCTTCGCAAACCTAAAAGCTCAAATGTGGTGGAGTTTGCGTATGCGCTTCCAGAACACGTACAGAGCACTACAAGGTATGCAATACGATCCTGATGCGCTTATCTCACTGTCGACTGAAGATTTGGATAAGCGCGAACTAGAGCAACTCAAGCGTGAGTTATCACAGCCGACCTACAGTAAAAACGGTGCTGGCAAAATCCTCGTAAATAAGCAACCCGATGGTGCCTTATCACCTAACCGGGCTGATAGCGTCATGATCTGTTTTAGTGATATCAAACCACCTGCACGATTAAGACCAGGAGGTGGAGGTTCACGAAGTTTCTAAAAGGTTTTTAAGATGGCAAAGAAGTCAGAAAGTAAGAAAACAAAGCCTAAATCAGCGGGCTTGATGACAGAGGTTGCTGTTGAGAACCTTGCATTCACTTTGGGTCGCAAAGCTGATATTGACGAAGTACTTCGTCAGGCTGGGCTAACCCGGCAACGATTATCAGTCCTTATGGTAGATGATGAGATTGCGCAGGCCATGGAGACGCGTCTAGATGCAGTTCTCAATGCGCCGTGGCGATTTGTTGAAGATCACGGGGAGCAAACGGTTTTCTTAAAGGAGCTATTCACTCGCTGGCATGCTGAGATCGTCTCAGGTGCATGGGAAGCTTGCCCTTACGGTTATTCTGTTATGGAAGCTAACTATGCACTTACCAGTGATAATAAATTTACTCTAGGTGAGATTGTGGTTAAGCCTTTAGAGTGGTTTGAGCCAAAAAATAACGGTGAGCTCATATACCGTCAAGAACAGACTGAGATTGATGTAAATTCGAGATATCCGCTTAAGTTCTTTTTAACGCGACGAAAACCTACATTCAAACAACCTTATGGCGATCCATTGCTGTCAAAGCTTTATTGGTTATGGTTCTTCCGTACCAATACGACAAAGTTCTGGGTTAAGTTCTTAGAGCGCTTTGGATCTCCACTTTTAGTGGGTAAAGTGGGTACTTCAAATCGAAAGCAAGAAGATATTGATGCAATGACTTCCGCTTTGCTTAATGCACATGCGCAATCTGTCATTTCAATTAATAAAGAGGATGATGTAGCTACTGTTGGTACAAACTTCTCAGGTGCAGGTAGCTCAGCATTTGAGGCCTTTGACAATGTTTTAACTCGCCGTATTCAAAAGGTGGTCTTAGGTCAAACGCTCACCAGTAGTACGGATGGGGGTGGAAGTAGGGCTTTAGGTGAGGTGCATAATGATGTTCGCTTAGATAAGCGTAATTCTGATTTGCGTATGATCACACCTACAATTCAAGAACTCATAGATGCGCTCTGTCTCCTTAATAACTTTGAAAAGCACACAATTATCTTAGGTGGAGAGCAGGATCTTAAAGTCGCTGTTGTTGATCGTGATATTAAGCTTAAAAGCTTAGGTGTTGAGTTTAATGACCAGTATGTGATTGAGACATACGGCATTAAGGCTGAGCATTTCAAGATGAATACCAGTGATGCAGTCCCTAACACCAAATTCTCTGCACTACCTCATCAAGCATTCAGCTTTAAGGCATCAGTGCAAAAACAGTCACCTGAGCAGCAAGAGGTGGATAGCCTTGCAGTTCGACCAATGCAACTGCTCAGTGATGATCAGATAGTGCAGATCGCAGCAAGTAGCGAAAGTATTGAGGATATGCAGAACAAATTATTTTCATTATTTACAAATGCTGAAAGTTCTCAATTTAACGAGGCTTTGGATCGTGCATTATTCACAGCTGATGTTATGGGGTTTGTGGATAGCAAAGAGGGTAAGTAATGGATGATATCTCTTTGCTTGAGGCTATCGAGTTTGCTAGGAGTCGAAAGGTTTTACTTCCTAGTGATTATTACAAACTTGATGTGGCCACACGACGTTATGCAGCAACTGTTAGTCAATTGGCTACGATTGATCAAATCCAAACTGTTCTTGATGCTGTCCATAAAACGTTGAAGGAAGGTGGTACGTTTAACGATTTCCAAAATTTGGTTGAGGCTGGTGATAATAAGCTCTCCAAAAATCATTTGGATAATATCTTTAGGACTAATATCCAAAATGCTTATGCACATGGGCGTTGGCAACATCAGCAATCGAATAAGGAAAAGCGTCAGTATTTGATGTACTGGGCGATTGAAGATAGTCGCACGAGACCAGGGCATTTAAAATTGCATCGTATTATTCGCCATATTGATGACGCCTTTTGGAAAACGTTTTACCCACCAAATGGATATCGCTGTCGTTGTGGTGTACGTGCAATTACTGAGAAGCAAGCATTGCGTTATGGCATTACGCCTGACGATCAATTGCCTGATGTATCAATAATTGATAAGGGTTGGAATTTTAACCCTGGTGAATATGATCGCCATGCGCTTAAGATTCTTGAAAGTCGCATGATTCGAGAAATAGGGAATCAACCTGTATATGACTTGCTGCAGGCACAGCAACTTGAATTACAGCTTGATATGCAGGCGGATGATGCAATTGTTAAAGCGATGCCCAATATTCAGCCCGATCTATTTGAGGATGTTGTGTCTAAAACGGTGAGTAAGGGGGTGGAAGTACGGCCAAGCGATTTAGTGATGACTATTGGTTTGTCTGATAGTGATAATTCACTAACTGATCTAGTTAAAACATCTGCTTTGCAGAAAGACCAAGACAGCAGTATCGGCAAGCGTATTTTAGATAAGATCCAGCGTGCTTTTAATCGGGTTTTTGCTATTGCTAAAAATACCAAGAGCAAACTTACAGGCAATTCGATCCATGGGCTTGATGGGTTGAATTTATCACCAGGCAACATCATTGGTGTTATCACCCCAACTTTGTTTAAAACCGCCCAAAATGCAGGGAAAAACATCACTATTTTGGACGCCAAAGGTGTTGCAATCGATTTATCTAAAATTAGTGGGCTTGATGGTGCTTTACTTGCACCTGATCTTAATTTAGAGGTTGTTAGTATTGATGACAATGGCTTGGTGCTGAAGCGCACAAATGAGGACGCTACACGTTATTTTGTGGCGAATCAGACAGTGTTTAGTTTAGGGTGAATTAATGACTGCAAAATGTGAATCGTGTCGACGTGGTTTGGATGGTCGAAATGGTAATGGTTATTCGCCGTGTGGCTGCGAGAAAAAAGTAGTTGTGATTGGTAGCCCATCGAGAGTGAATAATCTTGTACGAGCTATGTGCTGCGTTCTATCTCGACCACCAAAGAAACCATGAGTCAAAATTAACTGAAGCCGCCTAATGGGCGGTTTTTTTATGGAGCATGAAAAATGCCAGATGAACAAAAGCAGGATCATTATTGCTTTCGGCTTGGTGACCTAAGTGTAGATCCTGTTGAGGAAGGTAAAAAGAAACGCACCTTCTCAGGAGTGGCTTATAGCGGTGAGGTTATTACAGATCACTGGTATTGGACACGAGTGATTTTTGATTTGGATAGTATGCAGATTAAGGGTCGCATTCCAGCACTTTTAGAACACAGCTCACGCCAACGGGCAGGTGCAATCAATACTCATACGATTAGCCATCAAGAGGGTTTGGTTGTACATGGGGACTTGATGAGCAATGAGTTTGGTACTCAGGTAGCACAAGACTCAGATGATGGATTTCCGTGGCAGATGTCTGTCCGTATTGAGCCTGCTAAGACTGAAGATGTTGCAGCTGATCAAACAGTGATTGTTAACGGAAAGACGCTTCAAGGACCTATTACGATATTCCGCGGTGGTCGTATTCGTGAAGTTTCATTTTGTGCCTTAGGTGCAGATGAAAACACGATGGCAGTAGCCGCAAGCCATAACCCTAACCAACCCACAGAGGACACAGACGTGACCGAATTAGAAAAGGCGCAAGCCGCACAGAAGCAAGCTGAAAAAGAGCGTGATGATGCTCAGGAAGAACTTAAAAAGTTCAAAGCTGACAAGCGTGAAGGGGACATCAAAGCGCTTGAGACATCTTTAAATAAGCAATTTAGCGCTGAAGAAAAGACGTCTTATACCAATATGGATGACACTTCATTTGCATTCATGTCTCAGCAATTAACGCAATTCGCAGCAGGTAATCAACCATCAGCTGGTCAGCAACAGCAACAAATTCCATCACATCTTAATCATTTGTTCACACACCAGGCTACAGGTGGTCAGGGTGGCCAAGGCGGTAATCAAGGTGGTGGCGATAAACATAAATTCACAGCTGGTGCACAAGCATTTGCAGAGCAAAAGGGGAAATAATCCATGGTTACTCACTATGTACCGCCTATCACGGTCACGTCACAACGACTGATTCTGGATAATGAAAAGTTACGTCGTGCTAATGCAAAAGTAACAACTGCTACAGCATATAAATACGGTGATTTGCTAACACTATCCGCTGCCAATGTGCTGACCCATGCTACAGACGAATCTACTTGGGATGTGATTTGTGGTCAGGATGTCACTGCGGCTGAAGCAACAATCAAAGCAGCAAACGGAATTGAAATCCCGATGTATTTCGGTGGTGTCTTCAATATTGAAGCTGTGTCTTTAAATGGGACTTTACTCACTACCGCTAAATATGATGCAGCACGTGCTAAAGCAACTAAAAACAAAATTGAACTTTCGAAGGTGTAAACAACATGCCACAGTCTTTTAATCTTGAAGGCATCCCACTTGAATTGCTTGATGTGGGTGAGCTTGCGTTAATTCATAATAACTATCGTCCAATGGATACATGGTTATTAGATCAGCTTTTCCCAAATCGTCCTGTTTTTGATCGTGATGATGTACCTCTTGCTGAAGTAACAGCTGAGCACGACCTAGCGCCATTAGTCTCGCCACAACAACCAGGTAAACCATTTGACACTACACAGTCTGGTGAAGTGCGTACTGTTAAACCTGCTTATTACAAGCCTAAAAATCAGGTCACACCAGCAGAAACTTTTGAAATTGCGTTGCTTGAGCGTTTACGTACAGCAGGAATTATCTCAACAGGTAATCAGAAATTATCTGATCAAGAAAAAATGTTGATTTCCCAAGTTGCTGTCATGAAGCGCAACCACGATGCGATTGATAACTCAGTACTCATGATGGCCATTGATCTACTGAAAAATGGTAAATACGTTCTTCATTCTGATGACTATGAATACAATCTGGTAGATTATCGCCGTGCTGCATCTCTTACCTTTACTCCTTCGACAGCATGGAATGAAGTTGGCGCTAAGCCTGTTAGCGATATTAAACTTATGCTTGAACGTCAACTTGCTGCTGATGGTGGTGAGGCCAAAAAAGCTATTATGTCTGGTTCAGTGTGGGCGGCATTATGGAATAACACGGCATTTAAAGATGAATTCATTAAACCTTATGCAGGTATTTCTGTACCAGTAGCGCCAAGTTTTGGTGTAAGTGAAAAAGCCACTTTTAAAGGGTCTTTTGATGGGATTGAGTTTTGGGTGTATGACGCGACTTATCGCTCTAAAGGTCAGGTTAATCGCTTTATTCCTAAAGATTTCTTCTCATTGATTTCTGATACCAATGGTTCTGTAGCACATTGCAAAATCAAAAATATGTTAGCCAATGGTGTTGCTCAGCAGTACTTTGACCGCCAATGGTATTGTGAAGATCCAAGCGGCATCATGTTGATGACTGAATCTGCTCCACTGGTCATTCCATCAAATAAAAATGGTGTGGTGTGTGGCACTGGCTTTATCACTCTATAAGGAGGCTTAAATGCCAAAGTACATTGCAACACAATCCATCGGGCAGTTTATGCCGGGTGAAGAAATTAAAGGGCTTGATGCGAAACGTATTCAAGCCCTTTTAGCATCTGGCGCTATTGAAGAAGAAAAAGCTCCAGAACAACTTAAGGCTGATGGCACTGCCGCCCAGCTTGCAAGCCTTACTGCGGAAGTGGCAGAGCTGAAAGCAAATGAGGCAATCCTTATTGAGGGTAAGGATAAGGCTGATGCAGAAGTGGCAGAGCTTCAACAGAAAGTTGAAGGCTTGGAAAAATCACTAGCCTCATCAGAAGCCGCTTTAAAGAAAGCCACCACCGAAGCCAAGAAAGCTACTGCTGATAAGTAAGGTGATCTATGTACGCAACTAAAGCTGATCTTGAGTTGCGTTACGGTGTTCCTGAGGTTGCACAGCTTGAGCGTGGATTAACAGAAAGCCAATCGATTAATACTGCATTGGATGATGCAAGTCAGATTGCTGATGGTTACATCTGCGCTTATTACACTGTGCCACTGGAAGGTGCACCGCAAAATCTCAAGATTTATGTATGTGATATTGCTCGATACCTGCTCTGGAAAAGTCGTGCATCTGAAGAAGTACGTCAGCGTTATGAGGATGCTATCAGTTACTTAAAGTTGGTTGCCTCAGGTAAAGCTAAGCTTCTAGTGAAAAATGAGATAACTGAAGAGGTAAAGGTAGCAACTAAATCACCATCAACAGCACCAATAGGCACAACTTACACAGGCGGTGTTTTTGGTGATGATGTGCTTGGAAAAATGCCAACCATGTGAGGTGGATTATGACACGTGATTCGGTCTACTTTCAGGGGCAAGAAAAGCTTAATCAATGGCTTGCTCGTGTTGTAAAAGAGACGAGTGATCTTAAGCCTCTGTTTAACGATCTCGGCGATATTTTACTCGATGGTATTCATGATCGTTTTGATCGCGGTGTAGCACCAAATGGCAAACCTTGGCAAAAGTCGTGGCGTGCTATTGCTCAGGGTGGAAAAACGGGGCGTGATACAGGTCGTTTGCTTAACTCGTTTTTTGCTAAAACAAGTAATGGTGGTGTGCAGATCGCAACGAATGTGGTTTATGCACCTTGGTTTCATTATGGTGCAGTCATCACCCCCAAATCGAAGCCTCATTTAAAGTTCAGAACGCCAAAGGGTGGTTGGGTGAGTGCTAAGCGTGTTGTAAATCCTGCACGTCCAATTTTGGGCGTGTCAGAAGATGATGCGCAAAATATGCTGCTTGAAATCGAAGACTATCTAGAGAAGGTATTAAAAGATGCAAAACGGTGATTACTTTGCACTTGAGCAACCGATTGTTGATCAACTCAAAACAATTGATGGTATTGAGGCGGTTTATACCCACTTTTCTATCGAAGATATGATGCAGGGTGCTACTGTATCCCCATCTGTTAGTGTGATTTATATCGATGATCGGATAGGTGAGACGCTCAATAATGGTCAGGTAAATTGCATTTATCAGCAGTGGTTGATTGTGTTGGCAGTTGAAGAAGCTGGATCGCAACTTGAAAACACGATTGAAATTCGCAAGAAAGCCAGTCCCTTTATTATTGAGGTTCTCAAAAAATTACAAGGTTTTGATGCTGATCTAGTTGGGGTTGATATTTTACAGCGAGCGAATGCTGGCGTTCAACATATGAGTGCGGCAGGAAAATTGTGGATGCCTTTTTTATTTGAAGCAAAAATTTTTAATGTGAATTAGGTAAATTATGAAAACGCAATACAAAGCCTTAAAGCCAATTGGTCCATGGATGGAAGGGCAAATTGTGGGTGATCTACCACAAGTCAAAATTAAACAGCTTTTAGATGATGGTGTGATTGAAGCAATCAAGCCAGAGGTAAAAGTAGAAGTTAAACCAAAAACTAAAGAGGTACCTGCGAATGGCTAAGAAGTACATTTCATTACGTGGTAAGTTCTCCCTTGCCCCAATTGTTGAAGGCGTTGTTGGTGCCATGCGTGAACTTGGCAACATTCCTGACTTTACGCTTGAAATCACTGCTGACAAGATTGAGCACACCGAGTCAATGTCAGGTGATGATACGACCGATTTAGTGCTATACAACACTACAGCGGTTTCGTTTAGCGGCACACTTGAGCAGGTTGATGCTGATAACCTAGCATATATCCTGTCAGGTAAAAATGTCGCAGTCGCAACCAAAACCGTAGCTGACCATGATTTAGGTGCAGTCACTAAAGGTCAAAAGATCAAACTGGATGGTTTTAATTTGACTGTACCAACAGTGACTGATGGAGCATCAACACCAGTTCCTATTGAATCAACGAAATATAAGCTAGATGCAATTTATGGCACGATCGAGTTTCTTGATGATTTGCCAAAAGTTGTTATTGGGTACACGACTGGCGCCGTGACACACACTACGATCGCATCTGATTTCGGTGCTGAATATGCATTGTTCTTTGAAGGCATTGATAAGATCAGCAAAGACAAAGTGTTCTTAGCTTTGCACCGTACAATTAAATCGCCCGATTCGAGCTTTGGCCTAATTCATGAAGAGTTTGGTTCTTACGAAATCAGTGGTGATGCCTTGGGTGATCTGACCAAAGACAAAGATGGTGCGCTTGGCTTATACGGTTACTACACCCAAATTCCTAAAGCTGCATAAACCCACTACAGGCACTTAAATAGGATGCATTAGGCATCTTTTTTTGTGCCTGTACTTTTTGAGATTTCATCATGAATGATTTTTTTATAGCTTCAAATCGACCTGTCAAAGTTGGCGATCTATTGGTGTACCAGCTGCAGATGCATAACTTTGATGAGTGGTCGGGTGCAGCGCAGGTCATCAAAGACTTTTTGAATAATCATCCAGATGAAACCGCACAAATGATCTTTGATGCTCATTCGTTTGAATCGACGCAATTGATAGCCCATTGTTTGCATCACAGCATTGAACAGGTCATCGATCTATTCAAGAAAGAGGGTGAACTCAATATCTTGTTATTGGATGCCGTGATCAATGTAAATGACGCATTCTTTTCCGAGCCAAAACCCAAACACCGGGACGAT